CGAGATCTACACTAGATCGCTCGTCGGCAGCGTCAGATGTGTATAAGAGACAGTATGAGAACCACTGACAACAATGGTGTCAAACAAACCAGAGGTAAAGCTGGCAGTCGCACCTGTTACTGTGATCGCGTGAACTGTGTCACCTGTAATTGTTCCGAGGAAGTTGCCGTTATTTCCAGAAATATCTCCTGTAGCAGTAATATTTTCTGTAACAATAATGTTTCCTGTTGCAAAGATGTTATCAGCTGACAGGTCACCTGAGATTATTACGGCATCTAAGAATTCTGCTTCTCCACTGACTGACAGTTCACCAGTAACAGTAAGTTCTCCGCTAATAACTGTATCGCTGCCTACATACAATTCATTGCGAACTGTTAGATCATTGACACTTAAATCACCAGTGAGCGTAATGCCTCCAGCAATTTCCAAATCACCTGAGACACTAAGGTCACCAGTGATTGTTACATCAGACGCAAAGATTACATCTTCCAGGAATAAACCACTGCTTTCAAAACGGCTTTCACCAGAAACAATAAGATCGCCATTTGGACCAACTACAACATCACCACTGGCGAATATGTTGTCAAGAACGGTAAGAACACCACTGGTAGACAGTGCACCACTGACATCTAAATCTCCTTGTATCTCAGTATTACCACTGACTACGGCATCGCCACTAATCCAAATGACTTGGGCTTCTAGTCCACTGACTCTGGTTACTTCCGAATCAAGTGTATCGATGATGCCAGAAGTACCACTGATCGTACCTGTAACATTCAGGCCACTTTGAATGTAAACATCACCAGTGACTGTTAAGTCTTCAAGAATATCAAGGTTTCCACTGATAGTTTGGTTGCCTGAGAAGGAAAGACCAGATGCATTAAGGACGGTAACGTCAATCTGAGCAAATTCTCCTTTCTCTCCAGAGATTACTAAGCCTGAAAGATATTGAAAATAACCTGATCCAAACTCTCCGCTGTTGGCAACAATGTGATCAGCAGTAATGTCATCAATAACAAGGTCACCGCTGACATTTATATTGCCTGTAATGGTGGCATCACCACTGACGTACAAGGCTTCAAACTGTGCAACATCTCCAGTAATTGTGTGTACTGTTAAACCAGTGATTGTTGCATTATCAATGTTTGCAACTTCTGCATACAAGTCAGTAATGTTTGCATCCAGGATATTACTGGTGTCTCCTGTAAAGGTTTGCCCCGTTAGAGTCTGATAGCTGCCACTAACAATGGTCGCGTTAAAGATGAAAACATCTTCTCCGGTGATTGTCGTACCAGAAATATTAAGGGAGCGCAGGTCTTCACCAGTCATGCTGGTGAATTCACCGTTAGCAATACCGACGTTGTCGCCAGTAATTGTTATGCCTGAGATGTAATCAAAGTTACCGCTACTGACGTTTAGATCTGTAACGTTGACAACATCGCCAGTAATTGTTGCACCTGACAGGGTGCCAGTTACATTGATATCATTTGCGTTGATGGTTCCACTGGAGATCAGCTCACCTGTAATGGTGATACCACTAACGTCAATAGTTCCTACGTCAACAAAATCTGCTGTTAAATTGGTAAAATTACCATTAACAAAGTTAGAAGTAATGCCTGTCTGCAGGAGTGTAGAAGTGTACTGATAAGTACCACTGGTTGCCTGAATGGTATTACCAGAAAGGTTGTTAATAAAACCAGAGACTTGGACTTCTAATCCGTCTGTCGTAATAAAGACGGCATCAATGTCGTCTACATCTAAATCACCTGCTAAATCTATGTCGCCAGAAACGTTCAGGTTCCCAGTGATTGTTACATCAGACGAGAAAAACGCATCACCACTGACATTTAAAGTTGATCCAAAAACACCTTCGCCACTGATGATGGCGTAGCCACTGACAATAACGTTGCCAGCAATAAGGGGATCAAACTCCGACGTATTGATATAGTATTCATCTAGATATAAACGAAGCTGTTCAAAGCTAAACTTTTTATTACGCAGTGCAGGGTCAACTTCAAAAACGTGCACCAGAGTAAGCACGTCCTGGTCGTTGATATCCCCTGGGTTAATGACGGGGAATTGCGTTATTCTTCTATTTGCCACCCTGCTATAACGCTAAGATCCTTTAATGATTATAGGACTGCTTATTTATCGCGGATCTCAATACGTGGCAGGACATCAGTAGCAATATGCCAACCAAATTGGATGCCAGTTACGGCACCAATTGAAATAACAAATACAAGTATTAACTCCGCAAGAGTCAGGTTGCGCCTGACGTAAACAACTTGAGGTTCTGCTTGAACCCTAGGAGTCGGCGGGTTAGGCGGGATGGCACGTGGAGGATTGGGAGGTACTGGTTGTGGCGGCCTAGTAGGAGGAGCTTGAGGGACAGGGGCTTGCTGACCTTTTACTTGTTCAATTGCTTGCTGTAAAGCAGCCTGTCTCATGGCTGCAAAATCAGGCACATTGAACTGAACGCCTGGCTGCTGAGGTTGAGGTGTTTGAGCTGCCATAGCTTGATCGTATTCGGCTGGATTGTTGTAACGAGGGCCTTCTGGGTTATCAAAATAAGTTCCATCTTGAGGAACCTGGCTAGGAGTAACAAAATCTCTTTGCTGAGTTACTTGCTCTTCCATCAAAAACACAGTATTTTCAAATGAACTGTAGCATTAAACTTTCGGATATGTCGGAAGTAAATAAGAGCTTAGACGTTATTGCAGGAGAGCTGAAAGGCATCCGTAATATCCTTGCTTCCATGTGGCATTCTCGGTATAGCAAAGATGAGACTGATATGGTCAGTCCTGAAATCTACTCCGATGAATACATTTCTACTGAGGAGTGTGCAAAACGTTTGGGTGTTACGGATCAAACGATTCGTAATTGGATCTTGCAAGGCAAGAAACGTAACAAGACCAAGGGCTTTGAGGGTTGGGTCCAGGGGGTTCATTACATTGTGATCCCTGCTGGTGCCAAGAAACAACTGGTTCGTATCCCATGGAATCAGTTAATCTTGTCTTATCACAAAGGACCAGAGGCTACTCTCAGGACTTTTGATAAGAGTAAGCGTCCTCTTTACGAATCTCACGATCGCTCTCATTGGGACAACGTTCCTATCCCTAGAACTAAGGAAGAAAAAGATGCCGCATCGTTTTGACAAAGTTGAGATTGAAAACTTAACTATTACCAATTACGCCGAGCTTCTTCCAGAAAGCTTGGCTTTGCAGGTAGAACCTTTTACGCCACCGTCAGGATCTTTTGATGACGAGGTATTGAAACGGTACATCCAGTTGCTTAAAGATTTTGAATTAGAAGATCCCAATAGCAATATGACGTTAGCTAACCGTTTGCGGTTGGCTTTTCGTGATATGACACCTGACACAATTTGTACTCGTTTTCCTAATGCTGATCTGCCATTAAAGCGTAGATTGCGTTGCGTTGCTGAGTATCTAATTCGTTCAGGTGAATTTGAAAAAATGCGTTACGAAAATGGTAAGCTGATTAAAAAGAGGGGTGTATTAGGAAAAATGGTTGTTATCTATCAGCCATTGCCTAAGATGCTAACTGTCTTGCAAAAACAAAAACTGATTACCAATGACGGATAGAAGAGAAAAAATCCTCCAGGCTGTCTGCGGGGAAGATATTGATGGCAACAGTGCCGCCTATGCAGACGTAACTGCCAGAATTATCTTGGCAGATATGGGCAAATACTTTTTTGAGTTCTGGAAAACAGAAGGCCCTGGTGCATTGGTAATGCAGCCAGAGGATGAACGTTCAATGTTTTGGCTCACACTAGAAGAACTACATGCTGCCAAGGAAGAGTCGGAGCGTAAGGGAGAAAAGAAAATGGCAGAAACATTTAATACCATTCTTGAGTCAGCAGCTAAGATCGATCCCACTGCAGCAGCTGCTTATATCCTTAACGACAGTCAAGGGATGCGTTACTTTGTAGTTGATTACGAAAAGGACGCAAAGTAATGGGCGTAAGGAGAGGCAATATAAAGTCGGAAGACTTTGAATGGATTTCAAACCGTGATTTGGTTGACTCTGCCCATATGCTTATGGGGGAAATTGATCTCGATCCTGCTAGCTCAGCATTTGCTAACCCATACGTCGGAGCAAAAAACTTCTACAACCCAGTTGATGACGGGCTCAACGATCAGAAATGGTTTGGCAAGGTCTACCTTTTTCCGCCACATCAGTCCTACTTCTGGGAAAAAAAGAATGCCCGTTGGAAGCCAACAAGAGGCTTGTCTCCCACCCTTACATCTGGACACTCGCTTTGGTGGAGAACGTTAAAGCGTAAGTGGTTGGCTCGTGAAGTAGAGCAGGCTATTTACTTTACCAATTATGTTGATATGGTGATGTATAGCCAGGATATCTTTGATCATCCTGTGTGCATCATGAAGCAAAGACCGTCTTTATTACGTCATTACTATACGGATGACAAAGTGGAGCCAAAGTCTACTGGGGTTTCCATGATTGTCTACTTAGGTCCACCAGACAATATTGCCGAAGCTACGGAAAATTTCGTGGATATTTACTCTGAAAAAGGCAAGGTGTTGGTGTAGATTATTTGAACAGACAAAGACAGATGAGCGTTCTAAGCGATAAAGAGATCCGTGAGTTTGCAAAGAAAGGGATGATTGAACCCTTTCAGGATCGTCTTGTAACCAAAGAAGGTGGTGTGCCTGTCCTTAGTTATGGCCTAAGCTCTTATGGTTATGACATTCGGCTTTCACCTAGCCAGTGCCTTTTGTTTGGTGGCGTTCAGCACGGAATGTGCGATGCTAAGAACTTCGACCCTGAGATTTTAAAGGAGACTGCCCTTCATGAAGACGAGCGCGGAAAGTATTTTATTTTGCCTCCTTATGGCTACTGCCTCGGCGTTGCTATTGAACGGCTGGCTTTACCCAGGGACGTTACAGTGGTTGCTGTAGGTAAGAGTACTTACGCCAGGGCTGGGATTATGGCAAACATAACTCCAGCTGAGGCTGGTTGGGAAGGGCATCTGACTTTAGAAATTAGTAACTGCACTCCTTTGTTCAATAAAATTTATGCCAACGAAGGTATTTGCCAGCTCCTGTTCTACCAGGGTGAACCCTGTGAAGTGAGCTATTTAGAGCGCAAAGGAAAATATCAGAACCAACCGTTGGAAGTAATATTAGCTAAGGCTTAGAAAAAGCTACTGGTTGTCGCTTGTGGTTTATCCGCATAGTTCGTAGAACCGGCCCTGCCAAACTGATCACCTTCGGTAAAAGCAGGGACTTGTCCTTCTCTGTTCGTCCATGGACCGTCGAATTTTCTCTTCTGAGAAAACTTACCTGCAGATCGCTTTGCTCGCAGAAACTTTTCAACACGATTTTGCTTCCCTACGTTGCGAGTGTCCGCAGCCTTCGCGATCTCCCTCTCATCCTCATCTAATCGACGAATATCTACGTCATAAGCCCTTTGTGGGTTAAGGTCATTAACCTCTCCACCAGAAGATCCCGCATCTAAACTGCGGTCATAGTTCTTTGAATAAGCCATAATAGAATTATAGTTGACTTAAACCAGGGCATAGTGTAATGAGTTTCCTCAATGAATTCATGGGAACGAACGATACGTTAAAAGATCGTATGTTGACTATCGATAGTTTTGGTCAGCCTTTGGATAACGAGGCTAACGATGTTCCTTTGTATGACCAATACAATACTGGTCTTGCTGCAACGCAGCAAAATATGAGCGATCGTATTAACCTAAGTATTGATCCAAGAGCACAGCCCAGATGCGGAGTAACGGGAACGATTCCAAGCGCAGAGACAGGAATGATGCACGGAGCAGAACCTCAACCAAGGCAACTGATGGTAGACATGGGTCAATTGTCTCCAGAGGAGCAGGAAGTGGCAATGAACCAGCAACGCAAACTGCAGACTGGTTTGAACCGGTCGGGAGCGATGCTTCAGAATCTAGCGATGTGATGACCTTTTCTGATTGCCCAGGGGGTGTTTGCCCTGTCCCTTGGGCAACGGATACTAGTGGTGACGATCTAAAAGGAGATCCTGTTTTAGTCGATAATGTAAACCATCCCTCTCACTACACTGACGGCGGTATTGAATGTATCGAAGCAATTGAAGCGCAGCTAACGCCAGAAGAATATAGAGGCTACCTGAAAGGTAACGTCGCCAAATATGTTTGGAGAGAAAAACATAAAGGGGGAATTCAGTCATTACAGAAAGCGCAGTGGTATCTCACACGACTTGTAGATATAGAATAAACAAGATCATAAAAAGTTATGACAGTAACAACCAACGAGCATGGACAAACAAACGTCTTTGCTAAAGAACCAACAATGGAGGTAATTGAAGTGACCGAAGAGCACAACACAAAAGCTGAGCGTTTAAATGGCCGCCTTGCAATGCTGGGCGTTATTGCTGCCATTGGTGCTTATGCAGTCACAGGGCAGCTAATCCCTGGCTTATGGTAAGTGTTGCCTATACTCCTCCGCCATTGCCCTTAAAGCTTTGTGCGGAGGTTGCTTGGGAAATAATCCATACCCCTGTCTTGACGGAAGAAGATAAAAGAAAAGTCTTAGGCAATCTTCGTCGTCGGTGTGATCAAAATTTTTTAGATCCGGTAATCATGGCTCCTACAGGTTGGCCTCTTAACCAAAAATAGGTTGCTCACCGTCTTCTTCGTCATCCATTTCTTGTGACATCATGCTGATAGCAAGTTGAGTCAGCTCTAGGTCTGTAGGAATATCAAATTCAAGTTCTACTTCCTCTGCTTGCAACATGTCTTTGATTGCTTGCAACTCAAGCAATCGTTGATGGTACAGATTCAAAAGGGCAATTTGAAGCTGATCCCATGTCATTTCTTGTGCTGCTAACTCTGCTTTCCTCATGGAAAGCTGTAGGTGTAAGGGTAGATCCATTTCCTTCAGTGACGTGAAATCTTCCATACGTTAGACCTTATTGAAATAATTCTAACTCCAAGAACTAAAGATGTCCCTTAGCTCTTGGTCCTCCATTTCATCCATTGTGTCACTTAGGCAGAAGGAGTTTGCAAATTCGCTTAGAACGTAAGGGCTGACTGAACTTTCCAGTTCTCGAATAGCACGTACTTGATGAGGTGCTGCCGAATAATTCCTAAATGCTTTCAGCAATACCATGTCTGAAGGCCATGGATTGACCTCTAAATCCTGGAGGAATAGCTTGGTTTCTTGCCTGCGGCGATCCAATAGACCGCCTATGACCTGACGGTCTTTGTCAAAGACCCATTGGTTTATGGTTTCAGTGACTGCTTTGTAATCATTGCGATCCAGTTGGTCAATGATTTCACTGTATAAAAAAGCTTTCCATCCAATGGAGTGGGCGAAAGAAATCAATGCTTCCAGGCTGGAAGGGTAAAGCCCAAGGTTTAAAGACTTTAGTTCATGGGCAATAATGTTGATGTCTTTCAGGACATACTCAAGAGCCTTCTTCTTGGTACACATCTGCCCTTGCTTGACAGCAGTGCCATCAGGGTAAAATTGTGTTCCATGCCCAATGGTGTAGGGTTCTCCTCCAGAGCCTGGGTCTGGGTATGCTTTTTCATTAAAGCCTTCAAAGGTTTTAATGATGTTCAACGCAGTTTTATAGGGGTACATTGAACGCTGGAAGAGAAGCTCTTTAACTATATATTACTTTCCTTGCCCTCGTAACTGTTTGCGACGATGAGAAGGCTTTGAATGTTTGCCTTGACCTTGACGTGTTTTTTTAGGCTTTGCTTGTACGTAAGAACCAGCTTTGTTCATAGGTCATAATTCGCTTCGCAAATTATACTAAACAAAAATAATTTCATTTGTTTATATTCTTCTTGTTGTTCTGCTGGTCTAGCTGGTGAACCAGGCCAAACCTCTAGCGCATCACAGACTGCTTGGTACAGAGTCCTGCATACATCAATATTTAAAGTGATTTGGAATTGATCTTTCATTTACCATTTTACTTTGTGACTCCAAAATCGTGCACTCATTTTGCTGGGCTTGCTATCTTGTGCATTGTGACGTGCATAGTATGACTTCTTACGTGCTTTCTCTTTATCTGTCTGGGGATTTTTTCCGGCTCCCTCCACGCCCTGTTGACCGAATCTTACGATTTTTTCCTTACCATTTTCGCAAGCTTTCACGACGTGTGACTTAGTTTTATGCCCAGGCGTTTTCTGAGGCTTGTTGCACTTCATCTTGTCTTTATGAAGCTTGGCTGCCTTAGCTGCTTTTTTGGGTTTATCCGACATCAGATAGCCTGGATGTAGTATCTATTTTACTTAAAGAAACTTGTGAAATCGTTAATCATGTCTCGGCCCGTATCGCTTGCATAGTCATCATCATCTTTTTCATCAGCAAATAAATCAAAGTAGCCGGGTTCATTGTCTTTGTCTTTGTCTTGATCTTCTTTTGGTGTACCAAATAGATCACTGTCTTTATCTCCCAGGGAGCCTTGAAGAAAGCCTAGAGCAGTGAATGGGTCACTCATGTCAGTCCCTTTAAAGGTAAGTCCTCCAAGACCTTGGGTGATCATATCAAGGTCAGTCCTGTCCATGTCAGGCATAAATGTCTTGTAGAATTCTTCTTGTGTACCGCCAAAGCCAGCATTTTGAAATGTTTTGTACAACGCATCTGCATCAGGATCTTCTTCTGGTTGAGCGTCTTCATCTCTTTCAATGTAGGTAACACCTAATTTTTTTTGAGTAGGCTTTTTACTTTTTTGATTCAAGAATTTAATTCCTTCACGTATTTCTTTTGCAGCTCCTGTTCTAACAGTATCAAGAATATATCCTCTTACTTCATCTAAGGTTGAGCTTTCATCCAGTCCGTATAGTTCAAGTAGCTCCTTCCATTCTTCTTTGTTTTCTAATGGATCGATACCTTCAAGTATTTCATTTGCAAATTCTTCAGGCGTAACAAAGGCTAGGAAAGGAGAGTCCCCAAATTCATTACGTGCAGTATCCACAGCAGACAAAACATTATTACTAATAAAACTTTTTACATCACTGTCTGTTACAACATCACGTGCAGGGTCAAAATTTTCGCCTCGTCCAATCTTGTCATAATGTAATTTGGCAAATGAATTCTTATCATTTAGATCTAACCCGTAATAATAAGCAAGTTCGGACCACGTTACTCCTGTTCTTTTTCCTGTTAGGCCAAAGTCTTTGGCTTGTTGTTCAGTCAATGCAATAGCGTTTGAATTAGGTTTTGCTTTTGCTTTTGCCCAGTCAGCAGCAACTTTTTCTTTTTGGTTTGCATAATCTAATTTCTTTGCATCATTTACAGTTCCATACTTAACAGAGTCTCCGGGATTGAAATAAAATTCAGGATCAAAAGACTTCTGGTAACTGTCACCTACTTTTCCTTCTAGATCTGCGTAAAAGTTTTCAGCACGTAAGGCTGCAATATCACGCAATGCATTTACTGCTGTTTGTGTTTGAAAGATATTCTGATCTGTTTCCTTGTCAATAGTGTCAATATAACTAATGAATTCATCCATTGATTTGGATTGATCAAAGCGTGGTGTTACATAGTTATCAATAAAATTCTTTTTAAAATCTTCTTCTAGTTGATATACAGTTGTACGTTCATCTCCGATTTTTACTTCGCCTGTCTTCTCATCATAATCAACGCCGAAACCTAAGACCTCACTCTTGCCTTCTATATCTTTAATTAAAGTATCATTAAACCATTTTTGCCAGTTATACTCTGCACTGTTAAAGTTTACTCCTGTGTATTGACCAATTGTATCTTCAAAACTTTCTTCTAGTTGAGACGTGTTGACTCCCATTGTCCCTAGTATTCCCCCTACACCTGAGTCACCAAGGATGGAATTCGTAAGTGTAGCGTTCATATTAAATATTTCACTAAACCCTGGCAGGCCTTTGTAGATATCTAATTCTCTTTCTCTTGCTCTGGCTTTATTTAATTCATTAATTGTTTGAGTTTGCATGTCAAGGCCAATGCCTTTGAATTTATCTTGTTCTGTTAACTCTTTTTGTGCAATGCTTCCACCAACAATTCTTTCAAGATCACCTCCAACACCGTCTTCCCAGTTAACTGTACGAATAGGTTGACCGTTTGATATTCTTTCGCCAGTAAGTCCTAGCTGATTATCACGGATTAATTGCCTATCAGCATCTGAAAAGTTTTTCTGGAAGTCTTCTCTATAGGCATCTGTTTGTGCTGTTGGTTTTTCTTTGTTACCTCGATAGCCTGCTGATTTTCCTGTTGTGCTATAAGCATTCCAAGCAAAGTTACCTTGGTTGCCATAACGTACAGTAATGTCGAGATCATCTTGTTTTACTGCATTATTCCATGTACCTTGTAGGTTCTGACCTCCTTGGTTTTCTTTTAAGTAATAAGCACTATCAAATCCACCTACTGGTGGATTTATACCTTGTGCGCTGTAATCCCATGGCGTTACTCTTGTCGAACCGTAGTATCCTTTGTATGAAATTTTTAAATTCTTTAATAAATCATTCTTTGTAGTGTTTGTAATTACTCCGTTACTTACCAAAGAGCTTAAGTATTCTGCTTGTCCTCCAGGGGCAGTAGAATCAATTTGACTACGGTTACCAAGGTAATTTCCTGTGGGGCTAGCCTTTGCCCACTTAACAGCAGCATTACTCCATTTATTTATACTGTCAACCCTAAACTGTTCTTTATCGCCTGCTGTATTAAGTTTATCTGCTTCCTCTTGTCTTTTTGGCCCTAATGTATTGTTATATTCTGTGTTCTCAATATTCATTTCATTGTTTTTTTGCCTTGTCGCTAGGTCCGATT